AACGGTAAACGTCTTTACGAAAATCCGTATGGCGAACCTGTGCCTAGTGTTACTACTATCTTGAGCAAAACAAAAGATATGACACACCTCAATGCGTGGAAAAAACGTGTAGGTGAAAAGAAAGCACAACAGATTGTAACTGAAGCTGCTGGTGTAGGTTCAGTAATGCATGAGATGTTGGAAGCGTGGAGCCTTAACCAAGAGTATACAGGAAAGAACTTACTGCAAGCCAAGATGATGGCAGAGACCGTTATTAAAAACGTTGAAGCTGATATTGACGAAGTTTGGGGCAGTGAAGTAAACTTGTGTTATCCAGGATTGTATGCTGGTACTACTGACTTGGTTGGGATGTATAAAGGCAAACCAACAATTATGGATTTTAAACAAACCAACAAGCCTAAAAAACGTGAATGGATTGAAGATTATTTTATGCAAGCCGCAGCGTATGCTATGGCACATAACGAAGTATTTGAAACAAAAATTGAGCATGCTGCTATTTTTATGTGTAGTCGAGATTTAGACTGGCAATTGTTTGAAGTAGGCCCAGATGAGTTTAAAGTTTGGGAAGAAAAATGGGCAAACAAGGTAGCAGAGTTTTATAACCTGTCATAAATACATTATAGAGGAAACGATCAATGGCAGACACACGAATTAGTAAAATTAAAGTAAGACAAGGCAACTTTGCGGATTTGCCAATGTTGGATCCTGGTGAGCTAGGTTATGCGACTGACAACCAACGTTTGTTTGTTGGAAACAATACTATTAGTGTAGGAACTGGTAATGGTGTAACTACTACGTTTGTTGTACCAACTACATTAAATGCCAATGGCGTAATTGGTGTATTTGATGCAGGGACACAAGTTAACACCGCTGACTATACTATTGTTGGCACAACACTAACATTTTCTACTCCTCCAACTGGTGCAATTACTGCACAGTTTAATGGTGAACTAACTATGGAGCGTTATGCAACAACTCCAAATGCTATTTCACTAGCTGCAAATGGGAACCTAGCTGAAACTGGGTTTGCTATTGATACGACATTATATAATATTGCAATTATTGATTATACATTAGAAAGTACTAATGGTGTTCGTGTTGGACAAATTCGTTTAGCAACAGACACAAGTGCATCAACAAGTGCAATTGACGATAATTATACTGAAACTGCAACAGTAGACGTCACATTTACTGCTGACATTAGTGTATCAAATACACTACGTTTAATGTATACTGATGGTGCTAATGCTATAACAAAATTTAAATATACATATCAACTTTGGAACAGCAATTAAACCACAGGGCCTGGTTTGAGTCACCTAGCAAGCGATTAAGCATGTGGCGTGACTTCCGTAATGCCCTAGACACAACAAACACTTTAGATGTATGTAATACAGTAGTACAATGGTGGAAAAGTGCTCCATTGGTTAGTATATCTATTGATCCAGTTAATAGTGAGCAATGGCCCACGCCGTGGGAAATGCTACATCAAGGAGACTTTTGCGAAGACAGTTTAGCACTAGGGATGGCATACACTATACATTATGCTAATCCAAATATTAAAACTGAGCTTATATATGTAACATGTATTGGTAAAAGTTTTCAGAGACTATGTGCGTTGATAGATAATAAACACTTGCTTAACTACGAGCATGGATGTATAAGTACATTACCCGGTGAAGAAACCTGTTCTATAACTTATAGAACTCAAATAACCAACATAATAACTTAATAATTTAAGTTCCGAAGCCCGATGATTCGGACTAATGATGATATGATGCAAGGACACAAATAATAATGAGTAATATTCAAGTAACAAAGCGAGATGGAAGTAAAGAAGAAATTGATTTAGAGAAGTTACACAAAGTAGCCTTTTACGCCTGTGAAGGTATCAATGGGGTAAGTCCTAGCCAAGTTGAAATGAAAAGTAATCTACATTTTTATAATGGTATTACAACTGATGACATCCAAGAAACACTTATTAAAAGTGCCGCAGAGTTAATTGAAGAAGACGCTCCAAACTACCAGTGGGTTGCTGGCAGACTTATTGTTTATCATTTGCGTAAACAAGTATATGATAGTTTTGAACCTTGGCATATCTTAACACTAATTAAGCGCAATGTTGAAGCAGGATGGTATGACCCAGCTCTGCTTTCTGAATATTCTGAATCCGAATGGGAAGAATTAAATCAGTATATTAAACATGATCGTGATCAAGACTTTACCTATGCAGCTATGGAGCAATGGCGTGGTAAATATTTGGTGCAGAATCGTGTAACTGGCGAAAAACTAGAGACACCACAAATGGCGTATATGCTTATTGCGGCTACTTTGTTCTCGAGTTACGATAAAGAATCACGACTACGTTGGGTAAAGGAATATTATGATGCTATTAGTACTTTTGATATTAGTTTGCCTACTCCTGTTATGGCAGGTGTAAGAACTCCGCAGAGACAATTTTCAAGCTGTGTACTTATCGAAACTGGTGACAGTCTTGATAGTATTAACGCTACTACTAGCAGTATTGTAAAGTACGTTAGTCAAAAAGCAGGTATTGGCATTGGTGCAGGAAGCATTCGTGCACTAGGCTCGCCGATTCGCAGAGGCGATGCATACCACACAGGTGTTGTCCCGTTCTTTAAAATGTTTCAGTCAGCAACACGCAGTTGTAGTCAAGGCGGTGTGCGTAATGGTGCGGCAACACTGTACTATCCTATCTGGCACTTGGAAGCAGAAGATCTATTAGTTCTTAAAAACAATAAAGGTATTGAAGATAACCGTGTACGTCAAATGGATTATGGTGTACAATTTAACAAATTAATGTATGAGCGTTTGATTACTGGCGGAGATATCACATTGTTCTCGCCAAGTGATGTGCCTGGTTTGTATGAAGCGTTCTTTGCTGACCAAGATGAGTTTAAACGTTTATATGAAACAGCAGAGCGTAATACAAGACTGCGTAAAAAGACATTGCCAGCTCTTGAGTTGTTTAGTCACTTTATGGGAGAGCGCAAGGACACTGGACGCATTTATTTACAAAACGTTGATCATTCTAACGAGCATGGATCGTTTAAAGCAGATGTAGCACCAATTAAACAGAGTAACTTGTGTTGTGAAATCAACTTACCAACAAAACCACTCAATGACTTTAATGATCCAGATGGTGAGATTGCACTGTGTACACTAAGTGCTGTTAATTGGGGCAATGTACGTAAGCCAAGTGACTTTATTCGTATTGGTAAACTAGCAGTACGTGGACTTGATGCACTACTCAGTTATCAGAACTATCCAGTAATTGCGGCAGAAATGGCAACCATGGGCAGACGTCCACTTGGTGTTGGTATTATTAACTTAGCATACTGGATGGCACGTAACAATATGACATATAGTGAGCCTAATCTAGAGTTAATTGACGAGTATGCGGAAGCATGGAGTTATAGTTTAATTAAAGCAAGTGCTGATTTGGCACAGGATAAAGGTGCCTGCTTGTGGAATGATCAAACAAAATATAGCGATGGTATCCTGCCTATTGACACATACAAGCGTGATGTTGACGAGTTAGTAGCACCAGTAGAGCGTATGCCTTGGACAGAACTACGTACACAGTTACGTGAAACAGGTATTCGTAACTCAACACTAATGGCACTTATGCCTGCTGAAACATCAGCACAGATTAGTAATGCCACAAACGGCATTGAGCCACCACGTAGTCTTGTTAGTATTAAACAAAGTAAACATGGTGTACTAAAACAAGTTGTACCTGGTATACACCATCTTAAAAATAAGTATGAGCTACTATGGGATCAAGAATCTCCAGAAGGTTATTTAAAGATTATGGCAGTGTTACAAAAATATATTGATCAGGGTATCAGTGTAAACACAAGTTACAACCCACAACACTTCCCAGATGAAAAGATCCCAATGAGTAGTATGCTACAACACTTAATGATGTTTTACAAATACGGTGGGAAACAATTATATTACTTTAATACATTCGATGGTGCTGGTGAAATAGATATTGACAAAATGGAACAATCAAGTATAGTAGTGGAAGATAGTATTATCATAGAAGACGAAGCTTGCGATAGTTGCACAATTTAAAAGAGAGACAAAGATGAGTGTATTTAATACAGAAAATAAAGGTAGCCAAGCGAATAATTTGGCATTCCTAGACCCATCAGGAGGGGTAACAATTCAACGTTACGATACAATGAAGTATCCTAGCTTTGATAAGTTTACAGATAAGCAATTGGGTTTCTTTTGGCGTCCCGAAGAAGTAGACACATATCGTGATGGTAAAGATTTTAAGTTGTTAACAGATCATGAACAGCATATTTTTACAAGTAATCTAAAACGTCAGATTCTATTAGACAGTGTACAAGGTCGTGCACCTGCAGAATCGTTTGGTAGCATTGTAAGTCTTCCTGAACTAGAAAACTGGATTATTACTTGGACATTTAGTGAAACAATTCACAGTCGTAGTTATACGCACATTATTCGTAATGTGTATAATGACCCAAGTGTTATCTTTGATGGACTTATGGATATTCCAGAAATTATTGATTGTGCTGGAGACATTTCAAAGTACTACGATGACCTTATTGAAGGCGCTAGTTACTATAACCTATTAGGCGAAGGTACACATACAGTTAACGGCAAAAAAGTTATAGTTGATATGTATGAGCTTAAAAAGAAACTATGGCTAGCACTTATGAGTGTTAACATTTTGGAAGGTGTTCGCTTTTATGTTTCGTTTGCATGTAGTTGGGCGTTTGCTGAACTTAAAAAGATGGAAGGCAACGCTAAGATTATTAAGTTTATTGCACGTGATGAAAACCTACACCTAGGATCAACACAGCTATTGCTTAAAACACTGAAAAAAGATGATCCTGTATTTGAAGAAATTGCAAGAGAAACAGAAGAAGAATGTATTCAAATGTTTGTTGATGCAGTTGAGCAAGAGAAAGCCTGGGCTGACTATTTGTTTAAAGACGGTAGTATGCTTGGACTAAACAAGGAACTACTAAGTCAGTATATTGAACACATTGCAATGAAACGTATGAATAATGCAGGACTTCCTAAAATTTACACACAAACCAACAACCCATTACCTTGGACACAAAAATGGATTGCAGGCGGAGATGTGCAAGTAGCACCACAAGAAACTGAAATTACTAGTTACATTAATGGTGGTACAAAGCAGGATGTAAATGCAGATACATTCAAAGGATTTAGTTTATGATTACAGTATATAGTAAAAATTTATGCGGTTACTGTGACATGGCTAAAGATTATCTCAAAAAGAACGGATTTGAATTTGAAGAAATTAATGTAGATTCAAACCCAGAAGCTCGTGAGTTTTTAATTAGCGAAGGGCACAGAACAATGCCACAGATTTATCATAATGGCAGACTATTAGTAGAAGGCGGCGGTATGGCGTTAGTACGATTACAGCCCGAAACTGTACGTGAACTTATTGGAGAAGTAAAACTAGATGTTAGTAATTTCAAACTTTAAAAAAGGCGATGTAATGACTATCAAATGCAGTACTGGCGAAGAAGTCGTTGCTAGATTTGATTCAGATACAGGAAGCGAATTAAAAGTAATTAAGCCAACAGTGCTTACTATTAATCCACAGGATGGCAAAGCTATGCTAATTCCGTGGCTTATGAGTATTGACACAACCAATAGTGACCCAGTTATTATTGGAAAAAGTCAAGTCGTGGCGATCACTAGAACACAAAAACAGTTAGCGGATGGTTACATGCAAAGTACTACGGGTATTGCATCACCAAGTTCTTCAATTCTTGTCTAATAAATACGTGTATGAACTTTGTACACCGAGATAATGACAAGAGACAATGTGGAGCATCAACTAGCGCCACAGTCAATAATGTTAGAGTAAACAATCAATTTATTAGTACAGAGGGCGACACCAACAGTCATAGTGGTGGCGCTCTTCGTGCTACTGCGACAAGTGGTAGAACTCGTGCAGGTGGTAAGCCTATCATTATCTTAAATGACCCTGCGTCACAGGATAGTTTTTGCGGAAAAATAGGCCATGCTGGACATGGACATTGTAATCCAAAAGCAACAAGTGCAAGCGGCAACGTAAGGGCTGGAGGATAATATGCCAGATTTAACTGATTTTAAAAACGGCCTTCAAGATGCCAATGAGTATCTTGATACTAAACACCATTTAAGTGGTACAGCCGCATTTGGCAATAGTAACTTGCGAGCAGTCGCACAAGCTGAATATAGTTTTACACTTCGTGAGTTATTATGTGGTGTACTTGGCGGCAATGGTATAAAACTTCCAAACATTCAAATTTGTATGAGTGCAAATATTGCAGAGTTATTAAAAATTCCTGCACTTCAAGGAGAACTATACGATGCGCTAAGTCAGCTTGATGGTGCAATGAATGACTTTATGGATCATACTAAACTAGACAGTGTACTAGGCAGACTTAATGGTGTATTAGCAGAAGCACAAAACGTTGCAAATATGATTGCTTTTTGTAGCACACCAGTAGACCCAATTGCTATTCCAAATATGTTAGAACGTGCTATGGGTAGTTTTCTTGGTGCAGGCAAAGAGTTAATTGACCAAATTGGTAGTATTGTTCCTGGGCAAGTATGTGCATGTATTGGTACCAATGGGTTTAACGGTAATGTATTTAATGGTGGAATTTTAGGTAAAATTGCCAATAATATTGATGCAATTAATGCAGGTAACCTTGGACAAAGTGTAATTGACAGTATACGTGGCGATATTGAAAATGTTGCTAGTAGTGTTAAAAATTTAATCAATTTTGAGAATAATATTAATGGCGCTTATAGTTTAGGTGGCAGCCAGTTTGCTACACCTGATCCAAGTTGTTACAGTGGCGTTGGTGTCATGCATAACCCAAATAATGGCAGTATTGCTGGCAATGCAAGACTTGCTAGTAGTATGAAAGGATTGTATGATAGACTTGCTGGATATCCAGTAACATATAGACCTGGAACTACACTTGGCGGAACAGCAGGTGATGTGCCAAATAGTGCAAGTAATCTTGACCCTAGTGATGCTGAGCCAATTGAATATGAGAATATTTTTAAACTACTATTTGATGATGACTTCTTGACACTATTAGATCAAGCAGATGATCCACAAAGCAATGTAGATAATCAAATACCAGTATATGACTATTGTGGAACAGTTATTGGTTATACTACACAAGTGATACAAAAAGAAGGCGATAAAAGTAAAGGAAGTGATCCAACTGCACCAAACAGTCCTGGTTATTTGGCTGGTGGATTAAACACAAGTGACGGAAATAGTGCAACTAATACAGAAACAGTTGCTGAAGGTTCCATTACTGTGCAAGGTGCTGGAGGTGCTAATGTCTACTTAGTTAATAGTGAACAAGCACAAGTAGCACTACAAACAAACACTCACGATTTAGTAGTAAGAACTGATATTTTAACTATCTTTGCACGCCTAAGCACTGAAACAAATAATTTTGGTACAATGGCGGACTACCAACAGAGTAGTGTAACCTTTACTACATTTGGGCAAAATGTTAATGAACTATCTGGCGAAGGGTTTGTTTCAAAAGACGGTACAGTTGCTATTGCAAGATCTATTACTGGAACTAATAATGAAATAACTGTTATTAATGGTAATGGCGCAGGCGGTAATCCTATTATTGGATTATCTGATAATGCAGTTATACCAGGATTTGGATCAATTACCTTACCAGTTGGTAATACTGCACAACGCAGTAGCCCAGCACAATCAGGTATGATGCGTTATAATAATAGCACTGATGATATGGAAGTGTATTATGCTGATACTAATAGCTGGCGTAATTTAGCAACTATTGAAGACATTACAGCACAAAGTAATATATTTGTTAACATTGGTACTGGAGCAGAAGTTTATAAACAAAAAAACTCAAGTCTTGAACAAGAGTTTAGAAAAGTTAATACTACTGGTGCACTTAATATTGTACAAAATTCAAATGATATTACTATTAGTGATACGCTAACTGCTAGTAATTTGGGTACTGGTGCAGAGCTATTTAAATCACGAGTAACAAATGATTTACAATTTAGAAAAATAAAATCATCTAACAATAGTGTAACAATTACTCAAGACACAAATGAAATTGATTTAACTATTCCTGGTGTAGCAAATACTACATTAACAACCACAGATGCAAATTCAACACCTGTTTTATTTAATACAGTAGCACTAAGACCAGACACAGGCAAGACTTGGTTCTTTAAACTCTATGTGTTAGCAGGTCGTGATTCGACAAAAAGAGCATGGCAACTAAACGGTGTAGTACAAAATAATTCAGACACTGATAGCTTTGTTGGTGTAGTTGGTCGAAATGATTATCAACGTAATACTGGTGAATCAACTATTAATCCATGGAGCGCAAATAGTGCGTATTCAAGTGGCACACAAGTTGAATATGATATGATTATATATGAATCAAATACTGAGATTTCTAGCGGTAGTTCTAGTAGTATAACTAGCCCAGATACAAATAGTGATTGGAATCTTATTGATTCTGGATGGAACACTAGTGTATTACTTAATAATAATCAAATGTCAATACGAGTACGTGGAGACACTTCTACTGTAAATTGGAGTTTAAAACTTGAATATGTTGAACTGTAAAAACATTAAATAAAACACTTGACAAATAAGTCGTTTTGCCGTATATTATGCGAAGTAATAGGTTATGGTAAGACGTCATGGCATACTATAACTTAACTTTAGGCAAATGAAAGGCAAACAAATGCGATCAAAAGACAATGGCGATGGGCGCAAAATTATGGCAAAGGTCGAAGTCCCACTAGGGATAGACGATATTACACTTTATGCACTACGGTATCTTGATGAGATTGGCGACAACGATCCACGAGAAACTATGGTATCAAGCACAAAGCGAGAAATATTCGGATATGCAAAACGAGCAATATTCCTATATGGATCAAATGAACCCAAAGAATATGTAACACAAAAACTTAATGGACAAGTAAAAGTTATTCGAAAAATTGTTGAATACAAATTTCCAGAGTGTGATTAATGAATAATATAATAGACTTCAATCTAGAGAGAGCAGTACGTAAAAGCGGACTGCATCGAGCAGCATGTAAACAAATGATTGAAGATGGATTTAATCCAATGGTTCCAAATGATATAGAAGAATATGAAGACTGGTTTTCAGTGTCAGGTGAATTTTACCAGGAACATAATTGGACAGATGAAGCAATACAACGATTGCTTACTGATATTTTAGCTCAAGACCCAGAATAAATACATAAAACAAAGAAGTGGACTAAAACTTGAGTGATACCTTGGTTCTGAATGCAGATGCACAACCTGTTAGTTTCTTACCATTAAGCGTGGTACAATGGAAAGAAGCAGTAATGTATATGTACCACGATAAATGTACAGTACTCGACTGGTATGATGATTGGGTTGTCCGGTCTCCTAGTTGGGAAACTAGAGTACCAGCAGTTATTATGCTCAAAGAATACATGCACAAAACACGTAGACCTCGCTTTAGTAAAAATAATTTATATTTGCGAGATCTATATAAATGTGGATACTGTGGTGAAAGACATCTGAAAAGTGATCTTACAATGGACCATGTTACACCTGTATCAAAAGGCGGAAAGACGTCTTGGGTCAATTGTATTACAGCATGTAAGCCTTGTAATTGGAGTAAAAGTGATAAAGTAGGTCCAAATTGGCGTCCACTATATAAACCTTATCAACCAGGATATTATGAACTAGTGCGCAAACGTAAACAATTAGAGTTTACTGTACGTCATCCAAGTTGGTACCAGTGGCTTGATTTAGAAAAAAATTTATAACTCCCTGATTTTCAACAATATTTTTGTTCTGTTTTCTGTTGACTACCAAGACGTCTTACTTTATAGTGATGGTATAAGTTAAGGAGAAAACAATGCATACTAAACAAGATTACGAATTTGCTACTGAAGCCGATGCAACTAAGTTTGCTGACCAACGAAAAGCACCATTTGATCCGTCAGCAGATGTTTATGTACGTGGCCCGTTTTTAGTAGATGAGAAAAAAATATTTAAAGATATGTCTGTTACTGAATTCCGTGAGCCTTACTGGAAAGTTACTGTAGAAATTTATAAATAAATTGCCTTTTATGGCTTGACACCAAGACGTATTGGTGCTATATTATAAGAGTAAACAACGGAGATATACGCAATGAAAGTTTTAGTTCAACACGCAAAGTTCGATAACCAAACAGGTGAAGTTTTGGGTTACACTGATGTAGCACTAATTGATGCAAGATTATTCAGTGATACAGTTGAAGAAGCACTAGATTATGCATATCGTTATACAAACAATGTAATGGGCTCTTGGAGTATACAAGAACAATATTTGCCGATGCGTGATGGCACGATGGTTGAAAACGGTGACTACAATCCAGATGTTACTGTGTTGCACACACGCCCAGACGGCATGGGGCAGCGTTCAAGCATGATAGGTGACCGTTTTATCATTGATGATGTTGTTTACAAGTGTGCAGTTTTTGGATTTAAAGAAGTGGAGACCGTATAATGGGTATTGAACAAGAACTTCCAGTTGATGTACTCA